ATGAGACCCAAGCCGCTGGCGCAGGGGCGGGCGATACGCGCGCTTGTGGAGGCCGGGCAGCCCATCGAGATGGTCGCGCAGGCGGCGGATCGCTCGGCGCGCATGCTCGCCAAACAGGCGGAGCGCGAGGGATGGCTGATCGCGCCGCCTCCGTCGCACGACATCGGCGCGAAGGTGCGGGAGGTCGCCAACATGCTGGTCGCCCGCATCGAGGAGGCAAGCAGGGCGGCGCTGGAAAACGGCGGCATCATCAACAAGAGCGAGATCGACTCGCTGGCCTACCTGATCAAGAGCCTCAACGGGCTCATCGGGATTGAGGGGGACAGCCGGGCCGAGGAACTCGCCATAAAGAAGCAGAACACCAGAAATGAGCACCGCGCGGAGATCCTCAAGCGGATCAACGAACGCATCGTCGAACTCGCCGAGGAGATTGCGGCGAGACTGGTCGGAGATCGTGATCGGGTGGGACGGGGCTGACCTGATCGAAGGCAACTGGGTCTTCTTCGCGAGGCTCACGCAATATCCCGTCGAGGACATGCCGGCCAACTGGCTGGTGACCGGCGGGCGCGGCTCGGGAAAGACCAGGCTCGGCGCCGAATGGGTGAACGGGCTGGTGCTGGGTCTGCCGCCCTTTTCGCCCGACAAGGTGAAGTACGGGCATATCGCGCTGGTGGGCGAGACGCTGGGCGACGTGCGCGAGGTGATGATCGAGGGGCCGTCGGGCATCCTGTCGATCGAAGGTGAAAACAGGCCGCGCTACGAGGCGTCGCGGCGGCGGCTGTTGTGGCCGAACGGCGCGGTGGCGCAGGCGTTTTCGTCGGAGGATCCCGACAGCCTGCGCGGGCCGCAATTCGACGCGGCCTGGTGCGACGAAGCAGGCAAATGGAAGAATGCGGAGGCGACCTTCGACATGCTGCAGTTTGGGCTCAGGCTGGGCACGCGACCGATGCAGCTGATCACCACGACGCCGCGCCCGACGCGGCTGATGAAGAGGCTTTACGCGGACCCGCTGGTGCGGCGCGACAAGCTGTCGACGGAGCGCAACGCCGGCAACCTGGCGCAGGGTTTCGTCGAGGCGCTCGAGAGACGCTATGGCGGCACGCGGATCGCAAGGCAGGAGCTGGAAGGCGAACTGATCGAGGATCGCGAGGACGCGCTGTGGTCGCGCGAGATGCTGGCCGACGCGCTGACGGGCGAGGTCGGCGACCTCAGGCGCATCGTCGTGGCGGTGGACCCGCCGGCGAGCGCGCACAAGGATTCCGACGCCTGCGGCATCGTCGCGGCCGGGCTGAACGCCGACGGCCTGGTGGTGGTGCTGGCAGACGCCACGCTGCCGGCGGCCAAGCCGATCGACTGGGCGACCGCCGCGGTGGCGCTGTTCCACCGGCTGGAGGCCGATGCGATCATCGCCGAGGTGAACCAGGGCGGCGACATGGTGACGGCGGTGATCCGCACGGTCGACCCGCTGGCGCCGGTGAAGGCGGTGCGCGCCAACCGGGGCAAATGGCTGCGCGCCGAGCCGGTGGCCGCGCTCTACAGCCAGCGCCGGGTGAAGCACGTCAGGCGCTTCGCCGAACTGGAGGACGAGATGTGCGACTTCGGCCCCGACGGGCTGTCGGGCGGGCGCTCCCCCGACCGCGTGGATGCGCTGGTGTGGGCGGTGGGGGAGTTGGTCCGCGGCGGGGGTGAGCCAAGGATCAGGGAGTTTTAGGGGAGTATGGGAGTTAGGGGAGTAGGGGAGTAGGGGAGTAGGGCAGGTAGGGGCGGGTGCCGATGGCGCACCCCATCGACCTTCTCCCTTACTCCCATATTCCCCTACTCCCCTCAATTGAGGAAACCACATGAACTGGAACTGGCCCTTCACCGGCCGTCGCGTTGCCGTGCCCGAACGCAAGGCCGCGACGGGCTTCGTCGCGCTGCATACGCATGGCGAGGCGCACTGGACGCGGCGCGACTACGCAGCCCTTGCGCGCGAGGGTTTCATGCGCAACCCCGTGGTGCATCGCTCGGTGCGGCTGATCGCGGAGACGGCGTCGGCGATCCCCTGGCTGCTCTACGAGGGCGATGACGAACTCGACACGCACCCGATGCTCAAGCTGCTGCAGAGGCCGAACCAGCGGCAGGCGGGCGCGACATTTTTGGAGGCGCTCTACGGGCACCTGCTTTTGTCGGGGAACGCCTATCTGGAGATGATCGCGGCGAATGGGGATGCGCGCGAGCTGCATCTTCTGCGGCCGGACCGGGTGTCGGTGCAGACCGACGCGGCAGGCTGGCCGACCGCGCTGGAGTATCGCGAGGGCAGCGCCAAGCGCAGGATCGCCGTGGGACAGGCTGGCGATGGCGCATTGCATCTCTCGCTGTTCCACCCCCTCGACGACCACTACGGTTTCGCGCCGCTGGAAGCAGCGCTGATGGCGCTCGACACCCACAACGCGGCCGGGCGCTGGAACAAGGCGCTGCTCGACAATTCGGCGCGGCCGTCGGGCGCGCTGGTCTATGCTCCGAAGGAGGGCGGCAACCTTTCGGACGAGCAGTTCGACCGGCTGAAGGCCGAGCTGGAGGACGGCTATTCGGGTGCGGCCCGCGCCGGCCGGCCGCTGCTGCTCGAAGGCGGGCTCGACTGGAAGGCGATGGGGCTGACGCCCAAGGACATGGATTTCGTCGAGGCCAAACGCGCCGCGGCGCGCGACATCGCGCTGGCCTTCGGCGTGCCGCCGATGCTGCTCGGCATTCCCGGCGACAACACCTACGCCAACTACCAGGAGGCCAACCGCGCCTTTTACCGCATGACCGTGCTGCCGCTGGTGGCGCGCACCGCCAAGGAGCTTTCGGCATGGCTGACGCCGGCCTTCGGCGACGACCTCAGGCTCTGGTACGACGCCGACACGGTGGAGGGGCTTTCAGGCGAACGCGACGCGCTGTGGGCGCGGGTGGGCGCGGCAGGCTTCCTGACGGATGACGAGAAGCGGGAAGCGGTGGGGTATGGGGGGAGGGAGTAGGGAGTAGGCAGTAGGCAGTAGGCAGTAGGCAGTAGGGCACGAGGTTGTCAGGACCGGAGCCCCGTTCCGCACTCAGTTTGGACAACCGGATGAACGCTCGATTGGAAACCGCAGGTATCTTGCGGCTCAAGTCGGCGATCGCCGGAGGCCGGGTGCTGGTGGCCGGATGGCGGCTGCAATACGCACTGAAGCGCAATTCGCGCTGGCATCTTCAGCCGCGAGTTCCGGCTGGCAACTCCGATGGCGGGCAGTGGACGGATGGCGGGGCAGAGGGCGATTCAGCCGGTACATTGTTCGCCCAGAACGAGGACCGAGAGCGCTACTCCGTCAATTTGCTCGAAGAGGAAGCTGCGGGTGGCCACACCATCCGGAACCATGTTGGAAGAAGCGCCGAGTCTTTGCTCGCCAGAGTCCGAGGTGAACGGTACCTAACAATATTTCGGACCGTTGCGCGATATCGTGATGGCTCGGTTCCCTCGATCCAAGCGGCCAACAAACTCGTCAATTCGACTCTGTCACGCAATCGGGCTGTAGTCGATGCAGTAGCAGCTGGTGCAACAACCGAGAGAACGCTGATTTTAGCGACATTCTCGTCGAAGACCGGAATTGAAGCGTTCCGAAAGGGTGACTACGAACAGCCATACCTTCGTGATACATATAGAGTTGGCGTTGTTATCGTTCATGACCCTGACAGCCGCACAGGATACAGAGTTATTACGGCTTACCCGAGGAATGATTGATGCCGGTCATGAAGATACCTACTGAATTTCGGAAGGTGGCGCTGATGATGCATCAGGATCTTCCCCAATTCATCTCCATGGCAGACGAGGACGAATTGGTCGACTACCTGACAAGAGGGGTCGGCCCCGAAAACGCTGATGTGGCGGCAGCGTTCATCGACCGCGCGCTGACATCCGGCCTGACCGATACCGAGCTAGCAGCGCTGTGGCTCGATGCAGGAGCTGACTGGCACGTGTCGGAACTCGGAATCGTTCGCTTCCTGACCATGCTTAGAGACTCGTTGCGCGGCTAGAACGCGCACCGTGAGCTTCCTCAGCGACGACGAGAAGCGGTGCGGGGTATGGAAGAAGGCAGTGGGCAAGTTCTTGCTGTTGCCTAACCGCGCGACATTTCCATAGGAATTTCAAATACATGTCAGAGATGACACAGGACGCCTGGCTGTGGGCGGCCAAGGGCGCCGGCGCGGTTGCGGGGTCGGCGATCTCGCTGGCCTATATCCTGCCGCAGGGGCGGCGCGAGGCGGCGGTGCGGTTCGCGGTCGGCGTGGTGTGCGGCCTCGTCTTCGGCGGCACCGCCGGGCTGAAGATCGCGGTCGAGCTCGGCGTCGACAGGCTGATCGGGACGGCCGAGACGATGCTGATGGGATCGGCGGCGACGAGCCTCTGCGCCTGGTGGGCGGTGGGCGCGGTGATCAGGATGCTGAAGCGGAAGTAGGGCGATGGGTGCTCTGTCGTTTCGGCAAGCACCCCCTCTCCGTCTCGGTCCTGCGGACCGAGCCACCTCTCCCCCTGCCCGGGGGAGAGGAAAGCCAGTCCTGTTGGCGTCACCTCAACGAAGGGAAAAAAATGATCAACGAGCGGAAGTTCGTCGGGCTGGTGCTCGACGATGTCGAGCCGGACGGCGTGTTCTCGGGCTATGCGAGCCTGTTCGGGCGCGTCGACCTCGGCAAGGACGTGGTCGAGAAGGGCGCCTTCGCGGCATCGCTGAAAGCGCGCGGGCCGGGCGGCATCCGCATGCTCTACCAGCACGATCCGGCCGAGCCGATCGGCGTGTGGAGCGAGATCCGCGAGGATGCGCGCGGCCTGTTCGTACGGGGACGGCTGACCAGGGACGTGGCGCGGGCGCGCGAGGTGCTGAGCCTGATGCGCGGCGGCGCGCTCGACGGCCTGTCGATCGGCTTCCGCGCTGTCAGGGCAAAGAGCGATCCCAAGTCGGGTGTGCGCCGCATCCTGGAGGCCGACCTCTGGGAGATATCGGTAGTGACCTTTCCGATGCTGCCCGATGCGCGCATCGAGACGGTGAAGGGCAGGCGGCGCCTGCCGACGATCCGCGAATTCGAAGGCTGGCTGACGCGGGACGCGCGGCTGACGCGAGGCGAGGCCCGGACCGTCATTGCGAGGGGTTTCGCCACACTGCTGCGCGGGCGGGACGCCACGCCGCAGGACGGGCTCGCGGGACGCATCCGCGAGGCCACACGCATGATGATGACCGACTGATCAAGACAACGGGAAAACAACGATGACAGAGATCACTTCCGGCCACGCGCCGGAGACGAAGTCCACGGGGCACCAGCCAGACCTGGCGGATGCCTTCGACGAGTTCATGACCACGTTCGAGGCATTCAAGGTGGGCAACGACCGGCGCCTCGCCGAGCTGGAAAGCAAGGGCGCCGACGTGCTGACGGTCGAGAAGGTCGACCGCATCTCCAAGGCGCTGGACGAGCAGAAGCGGGCGATCGACACGCTGGCGCTGAAGGGCATCCGCCCGTCGCTCGAACGCGCCGGCCGCATGCTGCCCAGCGAGCACAAGGGCGCGTTCGACGCCTATATGCGCACCGGCGACGACCGGCTGATCCGCGCGCTCGACACCAAGGCGATGTCCTACGGCTCCGGCCAGGACGGCGGCTATCTGGTGCCGAACGAGACGGAAACCGAAATCGGCAAGCGGCTCGCCGAACTGTCGCCGATCCGCTCCATCGCCGCGGTGCGCCAGGTGTCGGCGGCGGTTCTGAAGAAGCCGTTCTCGGTGAGCGGCCCGGCCGTCGGCTGGGTGGCCGAGACGGCGTCGCGTCCGCAGACCAACACGGCGACGCTGGCCGAACTGTCGTTCCCGACGATGGAGCTTTACGCGATGCCGGCGGCGACCGCCTCGCTGCTCGAGGACACGGTGGTCGACCTCGACCAGTGGATCTCGAGCGAGGTGGAGGCGGCCTTCGCCGAGCAGGAGGGCGAGGCCTTCGTGCTGGGCGACGGAACCAACAAGCCGAAGGGTTTTCTCGACTACACCAAGGTGGCGGAAGCGAGCTGGGTGTGGGGCCAGATCGGCTATGTGGCGACCGGCGTGTCCGGCGCGCTGCCGGAAGACGATCCGTCGGACATCCTGATCGACCTGGTCTATGCGCTGAAGTCGGGCTACCGGCAGAACGCCAACTGGGTGATGAACAGGAAGACACAGGCGTCCATCCGCAAGCTGAAGGACGCCGACGGCAACTACCTTTGGCAGCCGCCGGCGGCGCCCGGCAGCCGCGCCATGCTGATGGGCTTCCCGCTGGTCGAGGCCGAGGACATGCCCGACGCCGCCGCCAACACCACGCCGATCGCGTTCGGCGATTTCGGACGCGGCTACCTGATCGTCGACCGCACCGGCGTGCGCGTGCTGCGCGATCCGTATTCCGCCAAGCCCTACGTGCTGTTCTACACGACCAAGCGCGTCGGCGGCGGGGTGCAGGATTTCGATGCGATCAAGCTCCTGAAGTACGGCACCACCTGAACCGTCCAACGTTCGCCAAACCGGCCACGCTGTCTGCCGCAGGCGGAGCGTGGCCGTCGCGGTCCCGGTGCCCCTCCCGCCGGGACCGCTCCCCTTTTCTCCCACAGAGTGAATCCATGACGCTTTTTCGAACCGTCGACCCGGCGGCCGAGCCGGTGACGCTCGCCGATGTGAAGGCGCATCTGCGGCTGGCGCACGACAGCGAGGACACGCTGCTCGAAGGCCTGATCCGCGCCGCGCGCGAGGACCTCGAACGGGCGACCGGAATCGCGCTGATCGACCAGTCCTGGCGGCTGGCGCTGGACACCTGGCCGAGCCAGGGCTGCGCATTGCTGACGGTGCATCCGGTGCGCGAGGTGCTGTCGGTGACGGCCTATGGCACGGAAGGCGAGGCTTCGCTGATCGATCCTGAAGACTACCAGCTCGACCTGCTGTCGCGACCGGCCAGGCTGCATTTCGAAAAGCGGCCGGCGCCGCTGCGCATCTTCAACGGCATCGAGATCGACTTTGCCGCCGGCCATGGCGAAGCAGGGACGGATGTGCCGGATCTCCTGAAGCGGGCGATCCTGCTGCTTGTCGGGCACTGGTACGAATTCCGCGCTGAGTTCGACGCGGCCGCCCAGCCGGTCTCCTATCCGGCGGCCTATGAGCGCATCGTCGCTTCGCACCGTTCGCGGAGGCTTTGATGCGGGCGCTGTTTGTCGATCCAGGTTCGTTGCGCAGCGAACTGTCCCTGCAGGCCTGCACGGTCGTGCCCGATGGTTTCGGCGGCCATGTGGAAGACTGGGGCGAAGTGGCGACTGTTTTCGGCAGAATCGAGCCGGTTTCGGCGACGAGCGTCTTTGGACCCGACCAGACCATCGAGACGGTGACGCATCGCGTGACGATCCGGGGGCGGGCAGGGGTGACGAGCGGCATGCGGTTCGCCAGGCAGGGGAAGGTCTTCGAGATCGTGACGGTTCACGATCCTGACGACAGCGGCCGCTATCTGGTGTGTCGCGTGCGGGAGGCGGGGCTATGAAACTGGCGCTGCAGCTGACGCTCGACGGCATGATACGGGCACTGCGCATGAGAGCGCATGAACTTGCCGACGACCATGAGGAAGCCAGGCGGCGCGACGCGGTCGGCAACCAGCGCGCGCTGACGCTGCTGGCTGCCGAAGGCGAACGGTTCGTGGAGGAGGCAGGCGATGAGTTCGGCCGCTGAATTGCAGAAAGCCATCTTCGAGGCGTTGGGCGCGAACGAGGCGCTTGGCTTGCTCGTCGGCGACCGGATCCTGGACCATGCGCCGGCCAACGTCGCCTTTCCGTACATCACCTTCGGCCGCAGCACCGTCTACGACTGGAGCACGGGGACCGAGGACGGCAGCGAGCAACTCTTCACGCTCCACGCTTGGTCGAAGGCCAAGGGCAAGAGGGAAGTACTGGCGATGATCGAGCTTGCGCGCGAGACGCTGCACGATGCGCCGCTCGACCTCGAGACGCACCGGCTGGTCAACATCCGGGTCGAGTTTTCGGAAGCGCGATATGACGACGACCTGTCGGTTCACCACGGCGTTCTCAGGCTTCGCGCCGTGACGGAACCGGGCTGATCCCTCATCCGGCCCCCCCCTCGACAAGCTCGGGGTCGGCCACCTTCTCCCTCATGGCGAGAAGGAAAATATCAAACGCAAACCAGGAGACCGAAAGATGGTCGCACAGAAGGGCAAGGACCTTCTTCTGAAGATCGACATCGAGGGCAGCTTCGTGACGGTCGCGGGGCTGCGCTCCAGGCGCATCGCCTTCAACAGCCAGACGGTGGACATCACCGATGCGGATTCCGCCGGGCGCTGGCGCGAACTGCTCGCCGGAAGCGGCGTGCAGCGGGCGGCGGTGAGCGGTTCGGGCATCTTCAAGGATGCGCAGTCGGACGCCGCGATGCGTGCACGCTTCTTCGCCGGCGAGATCGGCGACTGGCAGCTTGCGGTGCCGGATTTCGGCGTGGTCGAAGGCGCCTTCCAGATCACCGCGCTGGAATACACCGGCAGCCACGATGGCGAGGTGACCTTCGAGGTTGCGCTGGAGTCGGCCGGGCCGGTGAGCTTCACGGTGTCGGCATGACGGCGAACAGGCGGCGCGGCGAAATTGCGGCCGAGCTCGATGGCAAGACCTACCGGCTGTGCCTGACGCTCGGCGCACTGGCCGAACTGGAGGCGGCCTATGCCGCCGACGATCTCGGACAACTCGTGGAGCGCTTCGCGCGCGGGCGGTTGTCGGCGCTGGACATGATCCGCGTCATCGGCGCTGGCCTTCGCGGCGGCGGCAACGACATTGCCGATCGCGATGTTGGCGCGATGCAATCGGAGGAAGGCGCTGCGGGTTTTGCCGCGATCGTCACCGACCTCTTGACCGCGACCTTCGGTTCGGCGCGCGCGGAGGCGCAGCCGCCAAACCCCTAGATGCCGCCGCAGGCGCGACCAGCGAATTTCCGTGGGACAACGTGATGGCCGCGGCGTTCGGCCTGCTGCGGCTTTCCCCTGACGATTTCTGGTCGATGACGCCGCGCGAACTGGAGCGGGCGATGAGCGTACTCGGCAGTCGGGTCGGCGCGCCCGGGCGAAGCGATCTGGCCGCACTGATGCAGCAATTTCCGGACCCGCGAGGAGACAGGCTACATGGCTGAGGACGTCACGGTCAGGATCAGTGCCGACACGCAGCCGTTTCAGGATGCGCTGCAAAATCTCGAAAAGCTCTCGGCGAGCTTCGGTTCGCAGCTTACGGGCGCTCTGAAAAGCGCGGTGGTGAGTGGCAAGGATCTCGACGAGATCTTGCGGCGGATCGGGCTCAATCTTGCCGGGCTGGCGCTGGAGCAGGGGCTGAAACCGCTGCAATCACTGGCGGGTGGACTGGTGTCGAGCCTGCTCGGGGGACTGTCGGGTCTGCTGCCTTTCGCCAAGGGCGGCGTTCCCGGCCACGTCGTGCCGTTCGCATCCGGAGGCGTCGTCTCGTCGCCGAGCTATTTTCCTGTCGGCCGCAATGTCGGCGTCATGGGCGAAGCCGGCCCGGAGGCGATCCTGCCGCTGCAGCGCTCGGCCGATGGACGGCTGGGCGTCGCGACAAGCGGCGGCGGCTCCAGCGTCAATGTCGTCTTCAACGTGACGACCCCCGACGCGACTTCCTTCCGCAAGTCCGAAGCCCAGGTGACCGGCTTGCTCGCCAGGGCGGTCTCGCGCGGTGCCAGAACCTTCTGAGGAAATGATGTCTGATCTGTCGAGTTTCCACGATGTGCGCTTTCCGACCGGTGTTTCCTTCGGTGCGACCGGCGGGCCGGAACGACGCAACGAAATCATCTCGCTGACATCGGGACGGGAGAAACGCAATGCGCGCTTCTCACAGTCGCGGCGGCACTTTGATGCCGGGACCGGCGTGCGCTCGCTCGCCGACCTGCACGATGTGCTTGCGTTCTTCGAGGCGCGGCGTGGGTCCCTGCATGCGTTTCGGTTCAGGGATCCGTTCGACATGAAGTCGTGCCGGCCCGACGAGGCGGTGTCGGTCACGGACGAGCAACTCGGAACGGGCGACGGGACGACCGCGCGTTTTGCGCTGACCAAAACCTATGGCGAGGGTGACGACGCCTACCGGAGGCTGATCGCGAGGCCTGTGACGGAAACCTTGCGGGTGGCGGTGGACGGCGTCGAAAAGGCATCGCCCGACGACTGGAGCTTCGACTTCGCGACCGGCGAGGTGGTGTTCGCGCCGGGCAGCGTTCCGGGATCGGGCGAAGCAGTGACGGCGGGATACGAATTCGATGTGCCGGTACGCTTCGACACCGAACGCATCGCGGTCAGCCTGACCGCCTTCAAGGCCGGACAGATACCGTCGATCCCGCTGATCGAGGTGCAGCAGTGAGCGGCTATCCTGAGACGTTGGCCGCGCATATCGACCGCGAGGTGACGACGGTCTGCCATTGCTGGCGGCTGACGCGCAGGGACGGTTGGGTGGCGGGCTACACGGACCACGACCGGCCACTGACAATCGGTGCGACGGTGCACGCACCGCAGACGGGACTGAGCGCCAGCGAAGCCAGGGATACGCTGGGCCTCGCAGTCGACACGGTGGATGTCGAGGGCGTTCTGTCCTCGGACGACATCAGGGACGAGGACATCGCTGTAGGCCTCTACGACGGGGCGACGGTGGAGACGTTTCTGTTGAACTGGCGGCAGCCGGACGATTTCGTGATGCTGCGCAAGGCGACCATCGGCAAGATCACGCGGACCGACGGGCGCTTCGTCGCCGAACTCGAAAGCCTGGCGCATTCGCTGGACCGGCCTGGTGGACGCTATGTCAGCCGCACCTGCGATGCGGAACTCGGCGATGCGCGCTGCGCTTTCGACCTCGATAACCCGGAATTCACAGGCAGCGGGACCGTGGAGGCGCAAGAAGCGCCGTCGATGCTTGCCGTCAGCGGCCTCGACGGATTCGCCGCAGGATGGTTCACGAACGGCGTGCTGACCTGGACCACGGGCGCTCGTGTCGGTCGTAGCGAGCGGGTCGACGAACACCGCAAGGATGCTGCGGGAACGACGCTGGTGCTGAGGCCCGATCGCCGGATCGTGGCTCTGCCTGGCGACACGTTTTCAATCGTCGCCGGCTGCGACAAGAAGTTCGCGACCTGCAAGGCGAAATTCGCCAACGCGATCAACTTCCGCGGCTTTCCGCATCTGCCCGGCAACGACGCGGCCTATGGCTATGTTGTCGATGGTGGCCGGTTCGACGGCGGACCGATCGTGCCATGACCCTGACGCATCCGATCGCGGAAGCGGTGGTGGAGGAGGCACTGTCCTGGCTGGGCACGCCTTACCGGCACCAGGGTTCGCGCAAGGGCGTCGGCTGCGACTGCCTGGGGCTTGTGATGGGCGTCTGGCGCGCCATCCACGGCGAGCTTCCCGAACTGCCGGGTCCTTATGCGCCTGACTGGGCCGAGGCGGGCGACGAAGAAAGCTTCCTCGCGGCCATGAGGCGCAATTTCCGGGAAAGGCAGCGCGACGACAGGGTTGCCGGCGACGTGCTGCTGTTTCGCTGGCGGCCTCATCTACCGGCCAAACATGCCGGCATCCTGGTGGCGGCGGACCAGTTCGTCCACGCCTATCAAGGCAGCACCGTCTCGCTTTCGGATCTGGCGCCGCAGTGGAAGCGGCGCATCGCCGGCGTGTTCGCGTTCCCCGACCCATTCTAGATCGGACCCTTCATGGCAACCATTCTTCTCCAGGTCGCGGGCGCGGCAATCGGGAGCCTGCTTGGACCGGTTGGCAGTGCGCTCGGCGCGGCTGCGGGCGCGCTTGCCGGCTACACGATCGACCAGGCGCTGATCAACGGCACGCGCCGCATCGAAGGACCGAGGCTGACGGGCGCGCGGCCATTCACGGCCGAGGAGGGCGTTGCGATCCCGCGCGTCTATGGGACGGCCCGCGTCGGCGGGATCATGATCTGGGCGACCCGCTTCGAGGAGTCGAGCTCGACGAGCCGGCAAGGCGGCAAGACGGGTCCGAAGGTTACCGAATACAGCTACTTCGCCAATGTCGCCTTCGCGCTTTGCGAGGGCGAAATATCAGGCATCAGGCGCGTCTGGGCCGATGGGCGCGAAATCGATCGAGACAAGATCGACATGAGGGTGCGTAGAGGACGCGAAACGCAGGGCGTCGATCCGCTTATCTCCACGAAGCAGGGCACAGGCAATGCGCCTGCCTATCGCGGCACCGCCTATGTGGTGCTGGAGCGCTTTGCGCTCGCCGACTACGGCAATCGCATCCCGCAGTTCCAGTTCGAGGTGTTGCGGCCGGTGAGCGTACTGCCGAAAGAAATCCGCGCCGTGTCGCTGATCCCGGGCTCAACGGAGTACGGGCTCACGCCGTCGCTGGTGACAAGGCAGCGCAGGCAGGGCGACACCGAGGCGGTGAACCGCAACGTCCTGTTCGGCGCGAGCGACCTTGTCGCCTCGCTGGACGAACTGCAGATGCTGTGTCCAAACCTCAGGCACGTCGCGCTGGTGGTCGCCTGGTTCGGCGATGACTTGCGCGCGGGCGAATGCAGGATCCGGCCGGCGGTGACATCAAGCAACGGATCGGGTTTCTCCAAGTCCTGGACCGTGTCGGGGGTGTCGCGCGGCTCGGCGATGGTCGTCTCGACCCATGACGGAGGCGCGGCCTATGGCGGAACGCCCTCGGACCGCAGCGTCATGGACGCGATCGCCGAGATCAAGTCACGCGGCCTGAAGGTGACGCTCTATCCTTTCGTGATGATGGACGTGCCTGCGGAGAACGACCTGCCCGATCCCTACGGCAACCCTACGCAGCCGGCCTATCCCTGGCGCGGACGCATCACCTGCGATCCGGCGCCGCTGATGTCCGGCACCGCCGACCGTACGGCAGCGGCGCGCGAGCAGGTCGAGGATTTTTGCGGCAATGCCCTTGCCAGCCAGTTCCACGCGATGGCGGACACGATCAACTTCACCGGCAGTTCCAGCGATTGGGGATACCGCCGCTTCATCCTGCACAACGCGCGGCTGGCGGCGGCGGCAGGCGGGGTCGATACGTTCCTGATCGGCAGCGAGTTGCGCGGGCTGACGACGCTGCGTGACGAGGACGACGAATTTCCCTTCGTCGATGCGCTGTGCAGCCTGGCGGGGGACGTGCGCGGCATTCTCGGGCCATCGACGAAGATCACCTACGGCGCCGACTGGAGCGAATATTTCGGCCACCATCCGCTCGACGGCACCGGCAATGTGTATTTCCATCTCGATGCGCTGTGGGCGCATGCGGCGATCGACGCGGTGGGCATCGACAACTACATGCCGCTGTCCGACTGGCGCGATGCCGACTATGCGGCGGGCAATCCCGACGGATTTGCGGGACCTTACGATGCGGCCGGCATGCGGGCGGCGGTGGCCGGCGGCGAGGGTTTCGACTGGTACTATCCAACCTACGAGGCGCGGCGCTCGCGCGACCGTTCGCCGATTGCGGACGGCGCTTTCGAGAAGCCATGGGTTTTTCGCACCAAGGACCTGAAAAGCTGGTGGTCGCAGCCGCACCACAACCGGATCAACGGCGAGGAGGTTGCGGAGCCGACGGCGTGGGAACCCGAGAGCAAGCCTTATTACTTCACCGAGATCGGATGCCCGGCGACCGACAAGGGACCGAACCAGCCGAACGTGTTCGCCGATCCGAAGTCGGCCGAGGGCGGCCTGCCGTACTTCTCCAGCGGCGGACGCTCCGACTTTGCGCAGCAACGCTTTCTCTCGACCCATCACACACACTGGAATCCTGACAGCGAGACATTCGACGAGGCGGACAACCCGGCCTCGACCGTTTATGGCGGACGAATGGTCGATCCGGAAAGGCTCTATGTCTGGGCATGGGACGCCCGGCCCTATCCGGCCTTTCCGCTGCGCAGCGACCTTTGGGCCGATGGCGGAAACTGGCACCATGGACACTGGCTGAACGGTCGGATCGGCAATCCCTCGGTTGGCGAACTCATCAACGCGATCCTGGCCGACCATGGCCTTCCGCCGGCTGCCGACGTCGAGGGCGTCGAAGGCAGCGTGCATGGCTATGTCATTGACGAGCCTGGCTCGGCGCGGTCTGCTCTCGATCCGCTGATCGACCTCTTCGGGCTCGCGGTGATCGAGACGGCGCAAGGTCTCGTCTTGCACGGCGAGACCGACCAGGCGGCGACGGTGCAAATCACCGAGATGGTGTCTGACGGCCGCGATCCGGTGATCGAGACGGTCAGGTCGCCCGACCATCAGCTGCCGTCCGAAGCGGTGCTCAGCTTCCGCGATCCTGTGCTCGAGTACCAGACGGTTTCGGTCAGCCAGACAAGGGCAGGCGTGCCGGGCCGCAGCCAGCACGCGATCGGCTTTCCGGGCTCGATGGAAGCGGGACAGGGCAGGGCTCTGATCGGCGACTGGCTGCGGCGCGCATGGGCCGGTCGCGAAAGCCTCGCGTTTGCCGTGGCGCAGCCCAATGCCGCGATCGTGCCAGGCGCCATCGTTCGCCTGCCTGATACCGAGGTGGACTATCTCGTCACCGAGATCGAGGACGGGCTGGTGCGCAGGGTTTCGGCGCGCCAGATCGTGCGCGCCGCGCCGACGGCATGGCAGTCCGCCAATCCGGACGCGGTGCCGACATCGGTGCAGGCCGTCGGGCAACCGCTGGCGGTGTTCCTCGACCTGCCGATGGGGCTGGACAGCAGCACCGCCGAAGACCACTTCCGTATCGCAGCCTGGCAAAGCCAGTGCAAGAGCCAGGCGGTCTTCGCCTCGCCCGAGGATACCGGCTTTGCGCAGCGCACCACGGTGGACCAGCCCGCCGACATCGGCGTCCTGGTCGACGCGCTGCCGCCGGGGGTCTGCGGGCGCATAGACCGTTCGGTCGACATCACGGTCGAGCTCTATCACGGCGCGTTCTCGAGTGTCAGCCGTGCGCAGCTTCTGAACGGGTCGAACGCCATCGCCATCCGCTCGACGTCCGGGACCTGGGAAATCGTCCAGTTCGAGACGGCCGAGGAGGTGGAACCGGACATCTGGAAGCTTGGCGGGCTGCTGCGCGGCCAGCTCGGCACAGACGACGCGACCGCTGCCGGTGCCGAGGCCGGCGCCTATGTCGTCGTGCTGAACGAGGCGGTGCAGGCGGCGGGGCTTTTGGCCAGCGAAATCGGGCTGTTGCTCAACTGGCGGGTTGGGCCATCCGGTGGCGATTTTTCAGGCGCCAGCTTCTCCGATCGCTCCGAGACGGGCGGCCTCCGCGCCATTCTGCCGCTGTCGCCGGTGCATCTGAGGGGGACGATGGATCCCTCCGGCGACCTGGCGATCGGCTGGACGCGGCGCGGCCGGCTCGGCGCCGACAGCTGGACCGCCAGCGACATCCCGCTCGGCGAGGAGCGCGAGGAATATCAGGTCGAGATCGCGCATGCCGGCGGAGCCGTGGTGCGCACCGCGACCTCGCTGACCGCAAGCTATGTCTACGAGGCTGCTGACATCGCCGCCGACTTCGGCGCGCCGCCTGCCGAAATCGACGTCACGGTGCGGCAGCTCAGCCTGGCGGCCGGGTGGGGCATTCCGGCGACGCGCCGCCTTTCGCTTTCATGAACTCCAACATCGAGGAAGACCAATGACCGACAGCAAACCGTGGTATCTCTCGCGCACCATCTGGGCCTCGCTGATCACCATCGTGACGGCGACCGCCGGTGTGGTGGGCGTGCCGGTCGCCGGCATCGACAACCAGGCGCTGACCGAGACGCTGCTGCAGGCAATCACGGCGATCAGCGGACTGGTGGCGATTTTTGGAAGGTTGGGGGCGAATGCCAGGATTGGGTGAGGTTTGAGCGACTGGCCGCGAAAATCCCGCTGATCGTTCATTCCCCGTTCAGCGGCGATGCGCTAGAAAGCGTGTCATGAAGACGTTTCGCGCCCTTTTTCGCTTTGCCGCGCTCGGCCTGGTTTCGGCCGGGATGCTTGGCGTTCAGCCGGCTGCGGCGGCGGACTGCTTTGGCGTCGGCCAGCAGATCGCCGCTGAGAACGGCGGCCAGCTTGCGAATGTGCGCGAGGCGAACCAGGGTGGGCAGACGGTCTGCGTGGTCGTCGTGCTGATCCCTGGCAAGGACGGCGGCCACCCGCGCCGCCAGGAATTCGTGGTTCCCGCCAACTGA